AGGCCCAGTGTCGCCAGTAGACCCAGTGTCGCCAGTAGGTCCAGTGATGCCGGTAGGCCCAGTGTCACCAGTAGGTCCGGTAATGCCAGTAGGCCCCGTATTACCAGTAGGTCCCGTGACACCAGTAGGCAGAGTAAATGATGGGATTGGTGGGAATGTAGGTCCGACTAGGTCTGGAGAAATCAATATTTCAGATTTTATTTTAGGCGAATTAAATCTGTCTCTCCTAGATATACGTGATCGATTGAATTTATCTTTTCTAGTCATATGTATATCATCCCTTCTTAGAATATCTGATTATACCCAATAGATGCATGATATGAATTGGGTGTGATTATATTCTGAGATAATTAGAACAAATTTATCTAATCTAATTTTAAAACTCAGAACTAAACAAAAGCGTTATTTTAATCGAAAAGGGGATAGTTAAAATGGAAATTTCAAAGTACAAAATACCATCTGTTAATGGTGAAGGTTGGGGAGTTTTCTTATTCGATGATACAGGAATATTCACGGCGATTACGGATTTCGGCAACTTCTCATATTGGTTTGAAACATGGAATGGCGAAAGTATGAAAGATTTCTTGAGTGGTAGATGTCCTGATCAGATTCTTTGCAAGATAGCAAGAGAAAACGTAATTGATGTTAAGGAAACGTTTAAATACATTAAAGAAGAATTGATAAGTCATCGTAGATCGGAATATTTCACGGAAGAAGAGGCACGCGAGCAATGGAAACTTATCGAAAAGTTGAAAGAAGACATTCACGTTTACTCTGAAGATACAGCATTCACTCTGTTTTACGAGGAAACAAAGATCCAATTTTACGATGGTTTCCTGAGGTTTAAATATCCAAATGCAGCAGTTAGGTTTTGCAATGAAACATTCGTGAGATTACAAGAAAAAATTAGATTGGAAATGGGGAATTAGAGATGGAACTATTAAAAACTCAACAATGTCCGTATTGCGATTCAGTTGTAGAAGATTGCCACGCTCAATGGGAAGAAGGAAATCATGAGGTAGAATGCGATTCGTGCAATAAAAAATATCAAGTAGCACCTATTTATGAATTTAAGGGTTTTGAAGTTCAAAAGATTTGCAATCAGTGCAATGAGGTGGAAGAAGATTGTTATTGCGATGCTGAGGAAGATGAAAACTAAACAAAATAGTTATTTTATAACCCAAAATAAAAGAACCCGTTTGTTATAAACGGATTCTTCACACAAGGTCTGCAAGAAATTCAAGGTAACTGGACCAGAGCACCATATAGAATTTCTTTTGATATTAATGTATTCAAAGAAACCTAAAACGTTAATAGTAATTAAACAAAATTCTTATTTTAAAGCTAAAGCGCGCCTTTTAGAGCGCTCCTTATGCCTAATTATAAATGCTTATGTTCGATCTTAGATTTCTTGCTTGGAGGAATAAAATGCTCTTAAACAAAGTTTAGATAAACAATATAGCCAATAATCGTAATATAAAACACCGCACTAAAGAAGATTGAAATGTATTTTAATGTCTTGTTCATATTAGTACCGTCCTAAAAGAGGATTACTTGGATTTTAATATTGTATGTAAAAAAGGTGCGTTTATACAAGAGAAGGGTAGCAAGCAAAAGTAAAACAAAATCTTTATTTGAATGTAAAAAAGCCCTAGAGGGGACTAGGGCCCTTTACATAATAAATCTTTCTGTTTTTAAAAGGACTTACTGAAGATAACACATGAATGTTTCATAAATGTATCGAAAAATTGAATAAAATCGTTATTTTAATTAAAAGAGCAGCTAGCAAAAGCTAACTGCTTGTTAAAAAAGAATCCACTCTAGGTTATTTACTGCCAGAGTTTCAAGAAATAAATGATTAAATTAATTTAATTTTTCAATTACAATCGAAGCATTTATATTTGTTTGTGTTCCACCTGCTAAAGTCTGCAAAGTAACCGCAGCAGCGGAAGTATGATTATTAAGGGTAATAATATCACCTGCAGCTAAAGCGAGGATTGTTTGGCCGTTGTTTGGTTGAGTCCCTGCACCTGATCCATAAACTGCGCTGGTAACCGGAGCACCATTTAAAAAAAGTGTGAATTGATTAGGCTCAACTCCTGATACAGAAAAAGAAATTTTATAATCTCCTGCATTAAGAACCATTAATTGAGAAGTTCCCAGTGTATGAGTAAAACCAGATGTCATTTTACCATGTGAATTAAAAAGAATAGGTGCTTCTAAGGCAACAACTTGAGCTGCTGTATTGAAAACATAAGCATAATGAGATAACCCAGATACTGTAAGACCGGTAGGCCCAGTAGGTCCGGTAGCTCCAGCGGTTCCTGGTAATCCAGTAGGCCCAGGAATGCCTTGGATGCCTTGGATACCTTGGATACCTTGAAGCCCAGTTGGGCCAGTCGGGCCGATAGGTCCAATAAGTCCCGGATCACCTTGAATACCTTGGATACCCTGAATTCCAGTCGCCCCAGTTATTCCAGTGGGTCCAATAGGACCAATAGGCCCCGGATTACCTTGAATCCCCTGAATCCCTTGACTTCCTTGAGGTCCAGTGGGGCCAGGAATCCCTTGGATACCTTGGATACCTTGAAGTCCGGTTGGTCCTGGTGACCCAGTAGGTCCAGTGGGGCCAGTCACTCCAGTTGGTCCTGGTGGTCCCCCAGAAGGTCCAGTCGGGCCCGTTGGTCCTGGCGGTCCCCCGGAAGGGCCGGTAGGTCCAACAGCTCCAGAAGGTCCAGTTGGACCTACAGAACCAGGAATGCCAGGAATCCCTTGAGGGCCGGTCGGACCAGGAATCCCTTGAATCCCTTGAATGCCAGGAATCCCTTGAATGCCAGGAATCCCTTGAATTCCAGTGACCCCTGTTATTCCAGTGGGTCCAATAGGACCTTGAATGCCAGGAATGCCTTGGATGCCTTGGATACCTTGAATTCCAGAAGGTCCAGTTGGGCCAATAGATCCAGAAATCCCAGGAATCCCTTGAGGTCCAGAAATACCTTGAGGCCCAGTAGGTCCCAGGCTACCTTGAATTCCAGTAGGCCCGGTAGGTCCAGTAGGTCCTGGAGGTCCACCAGAAGGTCCGGTAGCTCCAGTGATACCGGTAGGTCCAGTAGGTCCTGGAGGTCCACCAGAAGGTCCGGTAGCTCCAGTTATTCCAGTAGGCCCAGTAGCTCCGGTTATGCCGGTTGGCCCAGAAGGTCCAGTAGCTCCAGTTATTCCAGTAGGCCCTATTTGAGGCAAAGGAAAGGAACATGGAAAGGGTATGTGACAATTCCTTTTAAATTTACTCATTTTTACACCTCCCTTATAAATTAACTACCAATTTATATTTATACTTTAACAACTTATGAGTAAACAGACACACGGGTGTAAGGAAAAACCCTATAATAATTACATAAAAGGTTTTAAGAGCAAGCCTTTATTTCACATTCCATACCAAAAAGAGCACTATATATAAGTGCTCTTCGGATTAAAGCTCTTAGTGTAAAAGAGTACGTGATACCAAATGTGATTTTTTCATGGGCGTGAAGTATTTGAACAAAAAAGCTATTTTAGTAGGGAACAAGTTTAAAAGGCCCTGGTTGACACAGGACCTTTTAAAAGGGAACAACAATTGACATGTTAATAATTATGACTGAAAGTTACTTTCATATTACCATTATTGGGATTTTAATTCTAATAATGGTTGTTGAGAAATAAAAAATTATTTGGCACAACAAAGCAGCTAGCTGAAGTAGCTAACTGCTCCATTGTACGCTTTTAGAAGTAGCATAGGATACAACTATAGTATAAACGGATATCGAAATATTATGCAGGAAAGAAAACTAAACAAAAATTTCATTTTGTAGAAAAGAGGAAGCTAAAAAAGAGCGCTATATATAAGTGCTCTTTTCGAGAGTGAGTATAAATTCCTATCATTCTATACTAGTATATGCACTGTATTATGTAGTTGCTACTAAAGTTAATGTCAGTTTTTAAAATTAGAGGTTTCTTTTAATGAAACCTCTAAAAAGACAACTAAAGTTACGTTATAGTAAATTCAATTGCAATAGGAGTACCTCCATCTAGGACGGCTCCTCCTACAATAGTAGCAGCTGTAGTAGTCACACCAGTAATAGTATCACCTGTTTGAATAACACCATTAATATAAAGCGTGAAATAAGCGTAAGAAGCAGGGAATGTTGTTACAGCACCAGTGTCATCAGTGAAGTCTGTGTTAGCAAAAGTTAAATCCGCTCCAGCAGCTGTTCCTGTTGCTGCTGTACTTACAAATCGTCTTCCAGCTATAAAAGGCTTAACGATAGGCATTTATGTTCACCTCTTTTTAAGAATTAACTCGGACAAGTTTTTAGAAAGCTTGGTCCTGTATTTTATACTATGTTGTATTTCTATGAAAAGAAACGGCTTGTAAACTAGTATACAAACGCTATTTTAGTAAGGAACATTTAAAAGGACCCGATTAGGGGGACGGGTCCTTTTAATGAAACAATAAACCTTTACAGGATTACCAATACATTACCATAAAAGGTAATCAACTTCCATGATTTGGATATTGAGAAAGCTTTTTATAGCTACTTCATTCAGCACAACAAAGCAGCTAGCTGAAGTAGCTAACTGCTCTATTGTACAATTTTAGAAGTTTCACTGGATACAGATATAAGTTGTAACGAAAAGTTACAAATATAGTATAAACAGAATTCGAAAAAAATATGTAGGAAATAAAATTAAATTAAAACTTCATTTTGTACAACAAAGCAGTCAGCGTAATTAGCTAACTACTTGTTGTATAAAGGAAAATTAGGCCCTACAAGTTAAGATGTGTAACTTAGAGTTACAGTTATAGTGTTAGCAGGACTGGAAATGTTATACGGGGATTAATGCAATAAAAATTTCATTTTGTAGAAATAAGTAAATTAAAAAAGAGCACCATGCATAAGTGCTCTTTAAGATAGGAGGTAACACTTTGAGCTGGGTCTAGGTTAGAAGTATATGGTGTGAAAAAAGAAATAAGACCTGAATTTTATTATTAACTCAATATAAAAGAGCAGTTAGCAAAAGCTAACTGCTTGGCCCAAGGTAATAGACGTAGAGTGGGTATTAGTAAAATCGGAAGTCGGCTATTCACCAGCCTGTTTACAGTGTAACCAAGATTTTTAAATGTATTCCCTCTTTAAAGACCTTATTCAAACGGTGTTCTTTAAAGAGGGAGTGGAGCAATGAAAAAGAATACTTTTCCTTTAATATGAGATGACTTTTTAATTCTCAATAATATATGAGCATTAAGACAAAAATGTGTAATTAAAAGAGCAGCTAGCAAAGGCTAACTGCTCATCCAAGGAAAACAGAGAAAAGATTACCATGTATCTACAGTATTGGCGAAATATTGAGTTTTATTCAGGGTTGGTTCCAAAAAAATGACATGCCACCAAAATATAAAATTATTAAAAGGACAATTACTATGAAAGCAATTAAAGAGATTTTCTTCCAGGGATTTTTCATTAGTAGACCTCCTTTATGAAGAATATTAACACTTTACCGGAAGCTGAACAAAATAATCCTTTTTGTTTATAGAAAAACAGGCTATCACGTTCCGTTGATTGGGAAACTTTTCTAATGTATTCTTAAGAGAAGATGGGGATAGTTAGTTATTATAAATGTGAAAAGTGCGGGAGAGAGAAGGAAATCAGCAAATATACTAATGATGTTAATAGTGACTATTGGGATATTTAAAATAACATTCGAATATAGTCCGGCTAGAAAACTAGAGGACACCAATTTTTAGAGCAGCAATAAAGCTGTTTTAAGAAATGGTGTCCTCTTTATTTTTGAAAGGGGATATGGGGAATGAAGGTATTAAAAGATTAATTACGTGAATGGAAAAAGCAATCAAAACAAGCTAAGAAGAAAAATAAGAAAAAAAGAAAAGAGAAATTAAGCACTCGTGAAATTGAGGATTTGATGGGGATGCATAGACCTTGTTATGAGCGTAGGCGTGGAGCATTAAGACAAAGGTAATAAAAAAATAAAAAGGAGTGGTCTTACATGACTATACAATTATCTTTCTTACCAAAAATCGATAGAGCAGCAACGCAGAAAAAATTAGAAGGTGTTCTCGAAAATGTACGTTTATATAGACAGTTTGGAATGATGCGTGAAGAAATGAAAGTCACTCCTTCTTATGAAATTAGATATCACGGACCTACAAATGATGTAGGAAAACCATTAGAAGATGTAGCGATGGCTAATATACAACAAAGTAAACGAGAAGAGTGGATCAAGAAAACGTCATTGCGTATCGATCAATTCCTAAATCGTTTGGATAATGGGCGTGCAGGAGAAGATCAAAGAAATATTATCATTAAGCGTTATTTAGAAGATGAAGATGTATGTGATTATATGGTTTATAACGAAATTGGTATGAGTGAGCGTACGTATCGACGTGTTAAGGCTAGGGTGTTTTATAAACTTGCTTTTGCTCTTAGATTAGAAGTTTATGTGACTGAAGAAACTGGAGGTAATGAATAATGAACTTCGTTCAACCAATACGTGATACAGAAGAAATACAGCAGCTAAAAGAGTATTTTAAGGAAAAGAGCTTACGTAATTATATCCTCTTCATTATGGGCATTAATACAGGCCTTAGAATCTCAGATATTTTGAAATTAAAGGTAGGAGATGTCAAAGGCAGTCATATATCTATGAGGGAAAAGAAAACAGGGAAACAGAAACGAATACAAATTACTGCAGCATTAAAAAGAGAACTGAAATGGTTTATAGAAGAAAGAGAAGACAAAGAGTATTTATTACAAAGCAGACAAGGAAAGAATCGTCCAATTGGTCGTAGCATGGCATATAAGATATTAAGCGGAGCAGCGGCTGAGTTCGGATTAGATGAAATAGGAACACATTCATTAAGAAAGACGTACGGGTATCATATGTACATGCAAACAAAAAACATAGCATTACTCATGGAGATATTCAATCACTCGTCAGAGAAGGTCACGTTACGATAGGTGTAAACCAAGATGCAATGGATAAAGCAATGACTAGGTTTAAAATCTAATCATTGCTTATTTCTTTTTAAATCTAGGGGTATCGCAGCATTTTGGAAAAAATTAAAAAAGACTCGACCGTTTTTTTGGGTCAAGCCCTGTATTAAATTACAAACTATTTCCCTTTAAGCACCAGGAATATTTGGAACTAAATTCTGAACGATTTTGATGAGATTATTTGCGATATCTTGTTGTTGAGATGTAAGTGTATCGGATCCATCAGTGAATACTGTAACGCAGATCGGGCAAGCTTCGATATGAATCCCCAATAGATTAATTGCTAGACCACCTGGTATATCCACAGTAAGAATCGATGTGGAACCTTCAGGAGGAGTACAAGTCTCACAGTTAGTTTCAAGAGCCATAGAGTCACCTTCTTTCTTGATAGAGTTAATATATAAATATGTTCGAAGATACTCAAAGGACAAAGGTATTTGTACAAGCTTCGAAAATTGTGTTAGTGACTCAGATTTCCCCCCAATGAACTCAAGTCCTTCAGAAGATGTTACAATTATTGGATTAGTATCGGTATCGTGTACAATGAAAATCCCACCAAGCTTGGTGAATTCATCAATGATTCCTCCTGGTTGCATCATTTCCATGATGTCCAGATCAGTAATATTCCCTTGAATTCCGATCCAAACACACCAGTAATCCGCTGCCAGTTGTTCACCTGTAGTGTATTGATCTTTGATAATTGATGGAGATATCTGCACAACAGTATATTGAGTGAGTGACCAAAGTTGTTTGGCGAAATCATAGGATGCAACATCATTCTCAAGCAATAAGACGCCCTTACCAAAAACGAAAGTTCTACTAGGACAATTCATGCTGGTTGTCTCAGTCGTAGAAACTGTTTTATTTATATCCAACGTATAATCATTGGAGCCCTTTAAATTTGTTATTTGAACCACTGGTTCAGTAACCGTGAGACAACTATCCGAACTCATGATTCCGTCTAATCTTGCAAAAATTTGAGCTTCCCCAGTATTAATTGCTGTAGTCAAACCTTTTGTTTCTTCCTCATTTGAAACTATTGCACTTGAAAGATTGCTAGAGTACCACTCTACAAGTTTTGTAATGTCCCTAGTTGATTTGTCAGAATACGTACCTGTCGCAGTAAACTGATGGCTCAAACTTGAACAAAGAGATAAAGTCTTAGGATATATCTTGATGGAAACCAAGACAGATATTCTTTTTTCGTAACATTCTTTCTCTTTTGGGATAAACAGAATAGGAGGGTTAAATTGATTGGAAGTGTTCATTTGTGTTAGCCTCACTTTCTTTATCAATACATTTAATCAATATATGTTACATACAGAACTCGGTTTGGACTTGACCGTTCCCCTGATTATTTAGTTCATTTTAATCTGAAACTATTCACTTCCAGTAACGATAATTATGTAAATAAGCTGTCCACATGGACAGCTTATTTTATTTTTCCTCATAGCGTAGGTTATTTTGCAAAATACTGGTGGTATCCCTATACAGTTACTCATAATTTTCGTACTGTGTAACTCAAAAGAGAAAGTAAAATGAAATCAATGATACCAAGGGATTTCACGATAGGGTCAGTTACACACAATATAAGATATGGGTAAGTGAGGGAAGCTTTTTACTATAAAATAATGGGCGAATGATAATGTTAATCCAATGAACCCATTAGCTTCTAGGTTAATACGATGTAACGGGAAGGAGATGAAAAAATGAATAATGGTCATTATGAATACAAAAATTCTTTTCATCAGTATTATCCAAACGAGTTTTATCCTTTTGTAATGGACAGCAGAAATATAGATATGAGTAGAGGGATAAGACCACAACAATGGCAACAACTACAACAATGGCAACAACAGCAACCACAACAACAGCAACCACAACCACAACAACCACAACAGCAACCATATAAGTGCCAATGTGATGGAAAAGAAGCCCTTTGTGTTTCAATTCCAGTTCCAATTACAGTTGTTCTTTTGGGAACGAAACTCCAAGTTGAATTACCGTGTATTAGAATAACTTCCGAAGAAGATATTACACCAGTATTGAAAAAGTTAATAAAGTCCCTTGGTGGTTTACTTGGCGGTTCAGGTGGCACTTCGTCTTAAAAATATAAATTTACTTATTTATTCGGATAATACTAGTGTTCGTTTAAGTGAAGCAAAGTAGACTAGAATGGCAATAAGCAACTTTTGTGTGATTTGAACTATAACTATACACTTTGGCAATGTTATGGTTCTTTTTAATTGTGGCAAAATAACGCTTCTTATTAAAACCTTCAGCCAACTCATGAGTAAAGTGACAGCGTTATTGATTTTAAAAAATAAAAAATCGCCTTATTAAAGGCGATTTATAATTTATTCATTTTGCATTCTTTTGATGATACATAAATATTTTTTAAAATTAAATGCAATGTTCTACATTAACGTGTTTCTGGATCTTTGTCTTTTTTTCTAAGACCAAATAATCCTAGTAGTCCCAATAAACCAAG